CAAGTCATGCACACCCACCAAAAACACAGAGATACGATGGGACCATCATAATACATATATTCATATCCAAGAAAGCGATTCTCTTTCTTTTCAATCCAGTCAAACCAATAGAAGTAATAGAAGTAATAATCCGTCCCAAGAGTCTTCTCAGACTGCCACCACTCGACACCATTCCATTTGAGTTTGAACTTCCAAGGATACTGTTTCATTTGTAAAGTCCTTTGTCTTTATCAGACCATTGATGGAGAACACTAAATTGAATTGGAATAATCTTGGCGTATTTCCAACTATCAGGCTCTTCAAATACAATATTAGCTTCTATTTCTGCTTCATAATCATAATCGTGTGGATAACACATCCATGCCATATACATCATTTCACCTCATAGACTGGAACACCAGCTTTTTTACCTTGTCGAATCATATCGGCAGTACCATTACCGCCTTTGAATGCTACTATAACATGTGGTTGACCATCTGTCAACATTAATCTGTTTCGGATTGGTCCTGCACTTCTTCCATGAGTTTTCCAATCAGCCGGATATACTCGTTCTTCAACTCTGTCTTTCCGCATTGACGCCCATACACCACTAAGCGCATCGGCTCCTTTTGCGCCTCCATGAATGAGGACAAAAGTTCTTTCTGCCAGGGTTGCAGCTTCGAGTGCTTTATCAAGGACTCTAAAGAGTCTTTCTCGGTCGTCATAGTCTCTACCTCCACAGACGAGAACTCGGAATTCATTCATACTAATCCCAAAAATTTACGAGCATCTGGAATACACTGACTCCAAAGTTCACGTGGTTGATTTTCTCCGAGTTTGTCTTTTACCAAACCCATTTTCTCTGCTGTCAACACTCGACACCATTCCATTTGAGTTTGAATTTCCAAGGATACTGTTTCATTTCAACTACCTTCATTTTTTATCTCACATTCTTATTATAGAAGACACAATTTGTTTTTAAACTAGGAACCTTCATAAGCAATGGTTCTCCCAGTGTACTCATAGATTTGAACCCATGCACATCCATACGCGGGGCAGATTTCTATAAACTGTGGTAGTTCATTGTCGTCTTTAGGGCCATGCCCTCCAGCCACAAAGTATGCTCCTGTCATTTCTGGAGTTGCATGTTTGAAGCGGTCACGCTCACGTTGATAAATTTCAAGACCTTTTCGAAGCTTTTCGTTTTCAGCCTCAGCAGCAGCACAAGCAGCCTTTAGTTCTTCAAGTTTAGCCATTTTCTTTCTCCTTCAATACATAAGTGATGCCATCAATTACTACTTCCTTGCCTGAACAAGAGGTAGGCTTAGACGTAGTATATCTCCTGTGCTCTTGTTCTGTCAGAAGCTTACCATATAGCCACCAAGACTTATCACCATTAGCGTAATCACAAGCTGGACCATCCTCACGGTGACGTTTACCATTCAGGTACCAAGACTTATCACCATTAGCGTAATCACAAGCTGGACCATCCTCACGGTGCAGCTTATCGTCTAGGTACCAGTGCTTATCGCCACTAGCGTAGACTTTATCGCCAGCGTAGACTTTTACTGTATATTCAATCACTCTATTAGTCATTCTGTTTCTCCAATCATTTGTTCATTAGGATCGTCACGAGTTGTCTTCTTGTAAACGTTTCAGTTCAGCGACATAAGCAGCAGCATTAACATAAGCAGCATAAGCAGCATCAGCATCAGCATAAGCAGCAGAAGACTTACGAGCAGCAGCAGCAGCATAAGCAGCAGCATCAGCAAAAGCAGCAGAAGACTTACGAGCAGCAGCCTCAGCAGCCTCTAGCTCTTCAAGTTTACTTGCGTTGACTACTGACAGATCGGACCCCATGTGGTCTACGTATGTTGCTTTAATCTGTGACATTATTTGTCTCCTTGTAAACGTTTTAGTTCAGTAACATAAGCATCAGTAGGATCATAAGCAGCATAAGCAGCCTCAGCAGTATCACAAGCAGCAGCATAAGCAGCATAAGCAGCCTCAGAAGCAGCAGCCTCAGAAGCAGCAGCATAAGCAGCATAAGCAGCATAAGCAGCATCAGCAGCCTTACGAGCCGCCTCTAGTTCTTCAAGTTTACCTGTCATTATTTGCCTCCTTGTAAACGTTTTAGTTCAGCAGCCTCAGCCTCAGCCTCAGCAGCCTCAGACTCAGCATCAGCAGCATCACAAGCAGCAACATAAGCAGCATAAGCAGTATTAGCAGCAGCATCAGCAGCAGCACAAGCAGCATAAGCAGTATTAGCAGCAGCATCAGCAGCAGCATAAGCAGCATAAGCAGCCTTTAGTTCTTCAAGTTTACTTGTGTTAGCTACGGACAAATCGGACCCCATGCTGCTTATGCTGCTGTGGTTGCGTGTCAGTACAGTCATTGTTTATTCTCCTTTTGCTATTTCAATAAGCAAGGCATTTACGTTGCAGGGATTAGCATGTTACTTCACTTATCGATAGAAAATGTGGTTGTCGATTTTTGCCACATAGTCGTATGATGCACTCCAATATGGATCAACATAATCTGCATGATACATGACTGCTTCTTCAACTGGGCTAGAACGGTCACGAGCCCAATCAAGCAATACGACATCTGCAACAAGACCCGCATCTTCCCAAGCACGTTGTTCGAGAATGTTTGAACCCGGTTCATCACTCTTACCGTCGTGTGTCCAGCTAAACTGTTTGCGTTGCCAAACAACTTCGCAAATAGTATCTGGATATCGCGAATCTTCCATACGATTCATTGTCACCCAAGCAACTGCAACTTGTCCGATAACACTTTGATTACGAGCTTCAAAGTAGATATTTTGTTGTAGACAGTGAAGGTCATCTGTCGTGATAACTTGCAATCGCTCTTGCGCTTCTGCATCGCGGATACTAAAACCAGCAACCACTGCTATTGCAACAATAGCAGTGGTGTTGACTGTGCCCGCAACAAACTTTACTAACTTATTCATTATATACCTCAATGTTTCTTATACGTATAAGCTACACGATTCGAATCTATATGTCAAGTGTTATTTTAGCTATTCATCCATATTTTCTAATACCAAGCATTGATTGTAGTCAATAACATAACCACAGCCTCGGAGAAAGTTTTGAAACTCTTCCAACACTTCGTCAATGGTCGAATCTTCATGAACTTCCACTTCAATCTTTGTTCCGTTATCACTTTCTTGTATAAACTTCATATCTTACCCATATCTTTAAGTTTTTTCAGTACGACAGCTTCATAAAACGTAATGCCCATTTCATCAGCCATCTTTTGAGTATCATCTTGATCTTGAGTTTCTTTCCTTTCGGCAGCGTTCAGTTTTCTATAACCACATACTGTAACAGATGGTGACCCAAGATAATCTTCATAAGATTCCATATGTGACTGAAACTTTAGAAAGCATCCTTCGAGACCTTCAGCTTCTGCTTTGACAAATAGTTGGTCACAAATATGTTTTAGATCATCAAACGAATATTCATTGTTCTCTGACAAGTATTCTTGACCATTTTCATATAGCTCAACTTCTTTCCATACACGATAGTCTGAGTAGTTAGTCATCCCCAATCCTCCAATGTGTTTTTCAATTCTTTCAAAACTTGTTCCAGCTTTTCCGCATCTAATGCACGACGACTAGAGATTCTGTTAGGATGAAATACTCGACCTTCATCAGTCTCTTCTGTGCGATCAAGCAATACTAATAGTTCTCTTACCAGAACATCATACTGTTGTGCTTTACTTGCTAGGCTCATTCTCTACCTCATAGAATTTATCAAGTGTTCCTTCGTGAATCATATGCGCTTTCTTACTACCAATCTTGCGAGTATTCCAGTGCTTATTGCCACTCTTACGATTAATCAACTCTATTCTAACACTTGAAGTCTTAGAAGTCAATATCATTCCAGGTTTATACTTCACTAAAGATTACATACGATATTCCAATTCTTCAATGTCATCCATGACTTGCTTTTTCATCTCATTTGCTTTCTGATACGCTTCAACTGTGCGAATATCATCTGTTCCATATGCATCTCTTTGAAAATTAGCACTACGCTGCATTTCTACATATGATAAGAATTTTTCTTTTAGTGGCATTATCCAAACCTCAACTTTTTTAGTTTATCATATACACGACGGCCTTGCCAGTCAGAATCGCTAATGCGTTCTAGTAGACAATCTAGGTCTTCTCGGTCAAGCACAGAAAGTGCTTCTGGTTCCTTTTGAACAGAGTAGCCACTTTTTTGGAGATAGTCTACAAGTTCTTCTTCATCAATTTCTTCAATTACATCCCAAGGGTCGATATCAACATCAACTGTCATCGTTCGCATTTTCAAGTCCTTTTCTAAAGTCTTCGTAAAATATATACGATAATGCTCCCATTGTCAAGAGCAAAATATTACCTGAAATAAGGTCCGCTGAAATTTTATCAGCGAACCAAAAGCAAGCAAGACAGTCATACGACTTTATTGCATACCCATCCATTTTGCACAAGCATCCCACTTAGTGTTAGAACTGATGTTCTTCTCAATATGCTGTAATAACAATTCACGAATATTACTTCCGTCCAGCATACGGAAGACACATTGTGCATCTGTCTTGTTCTCAAGAGTAGGCACCATCTCCAAAGCAATACGCTTACGGTCATCTTCATATGACTGTTGTGCAGAGATACGAAGACCGTACAACTGGTTTTCTTTCTGCTTAAACGCTTCCCAAAACCGAATTTCAAAGTTTCGAACACGGTTAGCTTGAACAACAGGTAACATAGGCATAACATCGTCAACTTCTTCGTTGATGATCAAGTTCACAATGTTACGATCAAAAGTGATACGATCAATAGTCTTGTGAATACGCACATACCAATCGTTTTTGATTTTCAGCATATGCCCATCTGCAAAACGAATGATATCACCTTCACGAGACTCCTGCTTACGAGCAATATACATGTAGTCATTCAACCCAAGTTCAAGTGAACCATACTGAGGCACTGTAGGAAATGGGCATGATGTGTCCATTACATATGCGCCAGTAACATTGTCACGAGTGCCAAGATACACAAGGTCTGCTTCTTCATAAGCAAGCACAATCTGGTTGAACGGGCTTATCCACTCAAAGATAGGAGTTACGCTATCTTCAACACACTGACGAAGCCAATCCTTCAACGAAGGGTCTTGTGCAGCAAGCCAAGCCTCGGCCTGCATCGCAACGTTAGTAACACCCATCTTAGTAGCAAGTCGCAAGTAGCCATCGACTAAGATAGGACGAATCATTGATCCATCCATCTTTTCCATGATGACGTGATCGAACATCAAGTCTAGCGCAAGAACGTGAGTCTGAGTTTCTTCACGCTCGTTCACATTAAAGAACTTGTGGAACGGGCGAGACATAAGATTGCCATCAGCATCAAAGATAAGCCCACGACACTCACGGCGCATAGCACCGCCAATGTCATCAGCACTGTCCATGTTGAAAGTGTCGGCCATTGCTACAACATAGTTGATAACAGTGCCAAAATCTCTTTCAGCCACTATAAACTCTTCTCTTCCAGAAATGTGAGGTAAAACATCATCTATAGTTCGAATTTCAGGGAATGCATAGTGCATCATTCTTCTCCATAATCAATGCCAAGCAAAGCGCCGTGCATATTGTAGAAGGTAATCATGTCAAAACCTTCACTCACAGTAGGTAATGTAAACGATTCGATCATGTTTGTCAAGATGTTTTGTGGAATAGTTTTGCCAGGACGATTGCGCAAGCGGTTAGCCCAAACTTTCTGATCATCAAGCCAACCTGCTTCAGGAGGAATGATGCACACACCACGCACTTGATAACCCGCTTGCTTCATACGATTAATGATTTTCTTACGCTTGCCAACACCAAGATTAGTCTGGTCCCAGATGATATCTTGCTTACTACGAACTGCAATATCAAGTTGTTCGTTCATATACTTGGTAGCAGGCTCAATGAATTCACTAAAGCCTTCGTCATAAGTCCAACCGTTCACAGCACATCGGCGCTCAATTTCAGCATCAGTGCTATAGATGAAAGTATCAGGCTTATACATGCCTTCAATGAGAGTAGACTTGCCCAATCCAGGCAAGCCAACCATTACAGTGCAAATAAGTACAGACATTAGAAGTCCTCTTCAACATAGATTACTCCATTACTTCTTTTGCAATACAATACCCTTGCAACTCACGAATAAGTTCAAGTTGTATGATAGCGGCTTTGCACGATTCATAATTAGAAAACTCGTGCATTGCTAGGCCGCCGCCCGTTCCAGAGTAAGTCGTGTAGACTAGAACAAGTATGTATGCGCCTGCTACATTAATCATCAGAAGTCCTCCTCACCTTGGTATACGTTGAAAACAAAGATACCGTTATCACGCCACATACGAACAACACGCGGGCGGTCATCAAAGACCATATCAGGCTTCTTACCGTAGTCACGGATGATTTCGTCAAGGATTTCCTGCTTCACAATATCATCACTACGGAAGTCATCGGCTTTACGCATGTAGAGTTTTTGCCAAGCAGTGAAATTATTTGCATAGAGCCAATCCTCTGTTGCTTGTCGCACTCTTTCGCTGCGGCCTGATGCAAGAACAATATCTGAAATCCATGCTGACTCTGCTAAAGTTTTAAAAACCATGGCAACAGGCTCATTCACTTTATCATTCGGAATGCCAGCATCAAAGGCTTTCCAGTTCTTTGGCTTGCTACGAACATAATCAAGACGATGTTCGATGTTGGCAAGTGTTCCGTCAATATCAAATACTACTAGCATTGTGTAAGTCCTTCATAAAGTGGTCGAGCAGGTTCTTGGAGAATGCACCAGATATATCCACCTTCATCTTGCATGGTCTCAACGAAACCTTTCTTTTTCAAATCAACAAGATTGCCACGCTCTTGCGAAGTAAACTTCACTAGGGCATCTTTCATTTCAGTATCACGGTTTTCATACTCTGCTTCTGAAATGATTTTGACGAGAAGTGCTGCGGACATTGGCGTAAGGTTCATAATGTATCTCTCTTTTAACTACTCTTATATCATACATCAAGATTCGTTGCTTGTCAATACTTGTTTTTGATAAATATTGATAATATTGTACCGCAACTTTTAGGACAAGACATGGAAGAAACCGCCAACAAAAAAACGCCCGAGTCCCAGATTTTGGAATTCAGGCGTAAGGAACTAGAGGATCAAGATGCGCAAAGAGATGCTATGCGTAAAATGACTTGGTTTTCTTTATTCGGAATGTTACTATATCCTTTAGGCATCACAATCACTTCATATATAGGATTGGATGACGCTGCCGTCATAATAGGTAATATTGCGCCTACATATTTTGTCGCAATATCAGCGCTAGTATCAGTATTCTTTGGAGCGAATGCCTATAACAGTAAGCAGTCTAGCAATCAATAAAGTCGAAAATGGAGCGGGTAAGGGGAATCGAACCCCTCTCTTCAGCTTGGAAGGCTGTAACATTACCACTATGCTATACCCGCAATAATAATGTGTGGGGAGGGCTTGGTGCCTTGTGTAGGAATCGAACCTACTATCTTCGGGTTACAAATCCGTTGCATCGCCAGCAATGCTTACAAGGCGTTATTCTATTTAGTTTACAATCAACTCAGACTTCGTGACTTTCGCGTTTTTCATCATAGCGTAGAAAAACTTTTTCGCTGCTTGGTAAGTATCAAACGCTTTTTCGTTGTGGTACTTGCCGTAGAAGGAGTAAGTCACTTTATACATAGTTGTCTCTCTCTTTGTTACTCTTATAATATAAGCGATTCGCTCACAAATGTCAAGGGTTAATTAAAATAAACATGAAGATTTTTGTATGTGGCATCTTCGCCTTCATATAGCGCAGTACCATCGATAACATAGATGTTGTTACCATCTTCAACGTGTACGCTAATATCGCTACCATACTTCACGCGAGTATATGTGATAGTACCGTGAAAGGCATTATCGTTATGATAGCCAGTAACTTCGGCACCGATAGCGTTATAGAGATTGTTCATAAATTCGTTCATGGGAGCATCTTTCTCTCTGTTACAAGATTACTATAGATGCTCCCAATCGATTTGTCAAGCTTTATTTTGAACTTTTTTCATTTTTTTGTCGTTGAAGTTTTTCCATTCGGCGCTTGGCTTGTAATCGTTCACGAGCTTCTTTCTCTTCCTTATAAGAGTGTAGAGAAAGAGCTTCCTTCGCTTCTTTGCGTCTCAAACGGGCTGCTTCGTCTCTTTGAATACGCTCTGCACGACTTACTTTTTCGATAGCAGGTTCAATAATTTCAATTGAGTTTGATTCGTTAGCATCTTCAAGCATATGAGTTACCTCTTTTATTTTTAATGGCGGAGAGACTGGGAGTCGAACCCAGTGAAGAGTTACCCCTTCTACACATTAGCAGTGTGCTGTATTACCGTCCTACCCCCTCTCCATAATTGGATCGCAGTGAATAACTCGATTTTACCTTCTAAGACATCTACACAAGTTAAAACATCGGTGTTATGATAGTAACTACTACATCTTCGCCATCTTTGACGAAAGCTTCCGCTGGAAGTGCTATAACTTGATCGTCGATGGGATCAACGATAATTTGCTCTGACCCATCTTCTTTTGCACCTAAGTTGATCCATACTCTAACTTTAACTCCATTTAGTTCAAAAACTTCGCCTTCAACTAATTTAGAATTCGATCTTTCACTATTACTATAGTAGATTTCTATCCATGGTTCACCCTGCCTAATTTCTAAAATATCTCCTGATTTGAACCAGTCTGGCTCCTCAGCGATTGCAGGAAAAGCGAACAATAAAAACGCAAAAATAGTTTTTTTCAATTTTAAACTCCCTCTTACAAGACGATAAGAATCGACCTGTGAATTGTGGCAAGCTTGCGAATGTTAATTTACATAATAGCTTCCCGTTGTTCTACATATGATCAATATACATTGATTCTTAATGTTTGTCAACTATTATTTAAAAAGTAAATGGTAGAGTGTTCTTAGTATTCATGTTCAATATATTCTAACACTTCAAAATTTAAATTTTCATGACTTGGATATGAAATAAAAACATTACCTTCTGGACAACTATAAGCAAGTTGTGCTAGTAGAGTTGCTGAACCAGGCGTAACTTGATGAAAATCATTTTCACGAAAATAAAACTTAAATCCAAATTTATCGATGCTATCGCTGGCAGGACCACTGAACTGTGACGTGGTAATTGTCGCTGGATACACAATATAATCAACATCTCTTACCTCTACAGTAAATTTGGTAACACGGCAATCGTCTCTGTGTTTTATTCTAGCTACGATTGCTCGAAACTCGCCATTAACCGGTCCGTCTGTAATTTCAAAATATTCCGGTGCCCAAGTGAGAATATCACCAGCAGGAAATATTTTATCGTAGGCAGTATATCCGCCGCCGATTGCTGCTATTATACCGGAGATTATTGCTATTCCAGTCTTAATATCGTCTAAGTTAAACATTGATTTTTTCCATGTGTTGGTCGTTTCTTCAACCCAAATTCACATGATATATTATTATATTGTACTATTTATATAATGGGCGGAAGCAAAGGACTCGCACCTTTGAAGTTGCTGATGTTTCCATTCAACACTACCGTTATTGAATAACTTGCCTGGACGCCATGTTATTGGTGCGGAATGAGAGATTCGAACTCCCGACCTTCTCGGTGTAAACGAGCGGCTCTACCGCTGAGCTAATTCCGCATATTGGTATCAATTGAGGAATTGAACCTCACCGCAGTAGTGATATGACGCCTGTGATATCTGTTACTGTTAGCAAACCTGCATTGACATATTTGGTAACTAGCCGCTGCCTAGTCTGTTATTACTTGACCTTTACAGTCTGGCCATAACAGGCGCTACGCGGAACACTTCTGATCTTTAAAGAGCGGGGTGTCTCAAACACGCTCTGTCTTGGTGGAATCTGAGGGGCTCGAACCCTCGACCTGAAGCTTGCAAAGCTACTGCTCTCCCAACTGAGCTAAGACCCCGAATTCTGTGTGGGATTCAGGAGTTACCCACTGCCTAACATTACCACGGGCGTCCCTCGTAGTTAGGTCAAATTGGCGGAAGCGGTGGGATTCGAACCCACGGAGGACTTTCACCCTCGTCGCATTTCAAGTGCGGTGCAATAAACCAGACTCTACCACGCTTCCGTTATGAGAGGCGACTATATCTCTCAAAGTTCTACCACGACTAGCGTGTCTGCGCCTATTCTACGATTAGACCCCGCAAGTTACATGACCGAAGTCAGTAGGAACTTGCACCTCACGATGACGGCGTATAGCCTGTCACCGTCTAATCTTGCCCTCTATTATACCCTCTGTATTGGTGCTAGCCGCCGGAATCGAACCGACTCGCCCTTACGGGAAAGCGTTATGAGCGCTCAGGATCCCCATTATCCATGACTAGCATTATAGTTTGGTGCCCAATGAGGGACTCGAACCCCCACGCCGAAGCACTTGGACCTAAACCAAGCGTGTCTACCAATTCCACCAATTGGGCATTATTCTGGTGCTCCCGGTAGGATTCGAACCTACAATAACCTGTTTAGAAGACAGGGGCCTTATCCAATTAGACGACGGAAGCGTTATGAAATTGGCTCTACCCACTCGACCCTAGAGCGACTTAGCTGTCTTCGGATTACAAAAACAGTACCATGATTTGGCTCCTCAGGTTGGAATCGAACCAACTAATCGCCGATTAACAGTCGGATGCCCTACCTTAGGGCCACTGAGGAATAAACTCTACTTTCAACTGTACTCTAGAAGGAGTCGAACCTTCGGTCGGCCGTCGCCTGTTGATTGGAAGCCACCAAACACACGGATTCGAACCGTGCTTACCCACCCATTAGAGTACATGTGAAAATAGAAACTATATTTTCATCTCTATCATCGGACGAACCTAAGAGAAATCTAAATTGTCAAAAAACGTTTCTTACATGTTATATATACATGATTCGAAGAGTATTGTCAAGTGTTATTTTTGGTAGAAGTGGGTGGATTCGAACCACCTCAAAGGCGCTAATCTGGCGCAAAGAGTTTATAAAACTCCTCTGACTACCAAGTCTCACTTCCATTAGTCTATTAAGTATATAATATACTATCTACGGTACATTGTCAAGTATTATTTTTGGTCCTGACTGGCAGATTTGAACTGCCCCTAACTGGTCCACAACCAGTCGTGCTTACCTCTAACACTAAGTCAGATCATTACAAATCTATCCACTGTTCCCAGCTTGGATGTTTCACAGTAAAGGGAAGTTGCTTCCTCTTACGAACAAGTTCATAATAACCAGGTCTATATGGTGCGTAAATAGGCTTCATCAATGTCTTGTCTGCCTTACGAGTATTACAGTCTGCACAAGCCGTGGCGATATTTTCAAAGTTCGTCTTACCACCTTTTGAAACTGGAATAACGTGGTCGAGTGTTCCAGTTGCTCGTGCTATATTACAAGTGCAATATAGACACTGATACTGATCTCTTAGAAAGACATTCGACTTGGAGAAACGAACATACGTTTTTTGATGCACGAAGTCTTTCAGCATAATTACTGCTGGTACTTTTGTTTCCCAATTAGGTGAATGAACCATCCAGTCATCATACCATTCAAGCACACTGCACTTGTCATGATACATATACATGATTGCTTCTTTCCATTGAATGACACTCAGCGGCAGATAACTGACAGGCTGAGCGTCAGCGTTTAGTAGTAATACGTCTGCCATCTGCACCTCCTATGTCATATTCGCACGAGCATTGAATTCTTTTTTGGTTAGTTTTTTACCATTGATCCACCATTCTTTGGAACCATTAGAATATTCAATAGCAGGACCATCTTCACGATGGCGTTTGCCGTCGAGGTACCATTCTTTGGAACCATTAGAATATTCAATAGCAGGACCATCTTCACGATGGCGTTTGCCGTCGAGGTACCAGTATTTGGTACCATCAGGATGTTCAATAGCAGGGCCGTCTTCGCGCTGGCGTTTGCCGTCGAGGTACCATCCTTTGAAACCATCAGGATGTTCAACAGCAGGGCCGTCTTCGCGATGGAGTTTGCCATTGAGGCACCATTCTTTGAAACCATCAACATTCACTTCTACAGTATATTCGATCATTTTCAGTTCCTTTTGTTTATAGATACAATATAAACCGATTCGGATGCTATGTCAACTACTTTATTGATGCAAAGGAAAGTTTTTCATATATTCAATTTCATCTTCAGATACTGCAAATGCCCACATGCAAGTTACCTCACTTCGTGTGATTGTCTTGGAATGACCCCTCTAGAATGTCTCCATCATAGAAACGTGTTATCCGCTTATGTGCATCCGTCATTATTCGCCCTTTCCGTGGTCAAGCAGCCAGTTAAGGTGATCTAGCCAGTAATCTATGGGGCCATGGTGGGAAGGTGAGGACTCGAACCTCTCCCTGTTACAGAACGGATTTACAGTCCGCGTGTCGGAACCCCCGACTTTACCTTCCCTTGTTTGGTTGTCCCAAGAAGAATCGAACTTCTATCTGACGATTATCAGTCGCCTGCACTACCGTTGTGCTATGGGACATTACTTAGAAGATACACTATAGCTTTTTTCACGAACGAACAAGTGAGCGCTATTGTCTCGGGAGCCAGCCACGGCTGTTTTGTTAATAGTGTATCATCAAAGTAATGGTGAACCCGCTGCGATTCGAACGCAGGACACCCTGATTAAAAGTCAGGTGCCAGGTGCTCTAACCAACTGAGCTACGGGTCCAGAATTTTGTGTCACCTTGGGGCAAATTTATCAGAAGTCCCCTCGGTAGATGATCACTTGGGTCGGTTAGTATCTCAACACTATTGATACTAGCGCCATCTTTGCAGCCTAACAATTAAAAAGATATATCACATGACAGGGGGTGATCTTTCGCCGACTCTCACGACCTTAGGTGCCACCGCTTTATTACGTCCAAACTACGTTGCTGTGATATATCTATTAAAGTGTTAGTTTACTATCCTCTTACAATTCATCAAGCATTTTTTCGAAGTCGGCTTTCATGCCGTAGGCAGCATCTAAAGCGCGCTGCCGTTCTTCTTGGTCTTCAATCAGCATATACTGAGCAATGTTAGCTTCACAAGCGGCGATATAGTTCTGAATGGCTTCTTGCATGATTCTCTTTCTTTCTTGCTACACTATCTTTATATGCGATTCGTAAGTGATTGTCAACCACTAAAAGCACGAATATCAAAAATATCATATTCAGTGATTTCCATAGTCACGGGAAACTGAACTGTATTGCCTGCGATATAAGCATCAGCAACAGTATCAAATTTGTAACCCCGTTTCTCAAGAAAGTCGAGCGCTTGTTCTTTACTCTTGAAAGTACCGATGACAGTCTTGTCAACGATTTTGTTTTTTAGAGCAGAAAGTTGTGTTTGAACTAGTTCAACTTTAGACATGATTCTCTCTCTTTGCTGTTACTCTTACTGTATAAACGATTCGTTATACATTGTCAAGCATTAATTTTGGTCAGGGTAGGTGGATTTGAACCACCGCCTTCGCCTTCCAAGGGCGACAGAATAACCAGACTTTCCTATACCCTGTTATATGTTGGTTGGAAGGGGTGGATTCGAACCACCGACCAACTGATTCAAAGTCAGCTATTCTACCGCTGAACTACCTTCCAACATTGGTGCCTAGAGAAGGATTTGAACCTCCGACGCTCACGGCTTCAACGTGACGCTCTACCACTGAGCTACCTAGGCGAGTTTGGCACCGGTGGAGAGAATCGAACTCCCTTCGCGCAGTTTTGGAGACTGCCGCTCTGCCCTGCCAATGAGCTACACCGATATTATTTGGTAGTGTAAGATGGAGTTGAACCATCCCTAATTCCTTATGAGAGAATCGTCGAAACCACTCCGTTACACTAAACTCTGCTTTCAACTGCACACACTCGGATCGTTTCCTATCAAGACATCTTACTTTGGCAACCCGGTGACAGACCGGAACCTTTCGAATAAGACATGCCTTTGTGTGCATGTGAAAACAGAGTCTTTCTGTTTCCAGTCTATCATCGGGTTACCCCTAAGACGTTACTAAATTTTCAAACAGCGTGAGAGATTGATGTTATCGCTTCGTCTCATGATTAACTTATAATCGATTCGTATTATAATGTCAACCATTAAAATTAAAAAACCCTCCTAAACTTTCGTCTAGGAGGGTTCTACTTTTTACGATTTAACTAGTTACTAGTTTATCGAACCCTCCATACTCATAATATCCCACTCATATCCGCGCACAATAAAGCCAGCGCATGGGAGCACTTGACTTATCGGTTGCATATTTTTCGTGGCGTTCATCATTGAGGGTACGTTCCTTGTTAATATGTTAGTAACTTTATTTATACAACTTTTTGCGATTTGTTCGAAAAAAGAATCAATTATTCGAAACTTTTTAGCATCCACGCATGTTTTTCATGTGTACTGATACGATCTTCAAGATAGTTTACTGTACCAAAAGCATCGATCTCGTCAGCAGTTTTACGAGCCAAATACAGTAGATCAATTAGTGTATCATTATCGGAAGCCAGTCTGCGAAACATCGTGAACGGTTCAGGAACCATTGATTCATCTTCGATACGACTAAGCTCTAAGTATCGCGCAAGCGAACCAGGAGCAAAGCCACCGAGATTACGAATCTCCTCAGCAGTTGTATCAATTGACCCATGCAGTTCTTCATAAAGATCACCAAAGAAATCGTGATACTGACCAAAGTTTGGTCCCATCACATTCCAATGATAATTATGAGCTTTTAGGTATAGTGAAAATGAAGTCGCAAGAATGACCTTCATCTGTGATACGAGTTGATCTTTGTCCATATTTATCCCACCAATTCTCTAATACGGTTTGCTTCTTCTGCTTGCTTTTCAAGTGTCTTTGGCACAAACAAAAGAATGACACCTACAAGCAAAGGAGAAATAATTCCACCTGCTACTGCCCAAATAGCCGCATTACGACCCTTCGATTCTGCCCACTTGTAAATACCGTATACAAATGCAATCCAAATCACTACTGTAAAAAATAGTTCCATTATTCATCTTCCCATGGTTTGTTTAAGTTAATTTCAATGCCCATTTCCTCGAATAGGTCCTCAATCTTTTCGTCTGAAACTTCGTCCAGAACAAATTCAATAAATTCTTGGTATGTATCTTTCATTTTTCCTCAAGATATTTTACTCGTTTATATACCCAATCATGCACATAGACCCACTCGCTACATCGACGCTCAGCATTGTAGCTCTGTAAAACCCCTAGATAGTTTCTAAGACCAAAAAGCTCAGTGTATTCAGTGCTAGACTTTGACATATGTACCTCTTGATTGGTATACTTCATTAATATTATGGTACCCGCAGCCGGGGTCGAACCGGCACTCCTCAAAGGAACGAAATTTTAAGTCTCGCGTGGCTACCAATTTCACCATGCGGGCACTGTATAATACAGTAACATAATATGTATCGATTGTCAACAACAGTTTACAGCGGCTGCGACCCATCATAAAAAATTAGATCATCAATAGGTTTACTATCACCATCGGATTGAATCGAATAGTCTTCACAAGGTAGCAAAGGTGCCCAGAACTCGTTTACGAGTTGTTCAGTGGTAATATCTTCAACACCCATGTAGTTTGCAAAGGACCATTCAACGATTTGTCCAATATAGTCTTCTTCCATCTCATTGATCATTCTTTTTCTTTCTCGGTTTGCGTGTCGTTTTAGGTTTAGCAGGCATCGATTTTGATACAGCTTTCTTTTTCACGATTTTTTTCTTTGGTTTTATCGTAGCCTCAACTCGTTTCCAAGAAGACCAAGCTTCGTCTACACCGTATCGATACATAGTGTTCCATTGTTTGGTCATATTCGACCAGCTTTCGATACGACGATTGCCTTTGTGGGTTTGAATGAGGCGAAGATGGGTACCAGTCCCAATCTTTACTTCATCTACAACATCGTAGTCGTCGTTAGCAAAAATCATAGCAAGTGCAAACAGAGTATTCAGCGCCCAGATAACAGCAAAAGAGCCAAGATATTAAAAACAGCGATGAAACTATTTTTAAAGTATTCATTTTCACGTCTCCATGTTCATGCGTCCAGAGCGAACATGTCCGCAGCCTTCATCACGATATTTACTATAAACTGCTTTCGATTGCTCTAGGGTCAGTCCTTCCCAACGTTCGCATTTATCAACAAAACGAGCTTCAACGTACCACATTATACTACCTCCTGAAAACCAACACTTGCGATAACAGATGTATTACCTGCTTCATCAACAATCACATCACCGACACTCGCAGGAGACATCCGATTTAGACGTTCAATTGCATTCTCTGGACCGATGTTGCCGATTTCAAAAACATCATCTAAGTCATTCGCTTCGATGTTTGCTACATGGGTGTAGAACCCTTTATTCAGCGCCTCGGCTGCGATCTTTGCAGTCTTCGAACCACTAAAGTCTGTCTGCATCGCAATACGCATTTTGTTCTTCGGAATTGCACCGTGATCTTGCGCAGCATTAATAGCATCAACTTCGTCATTGGTGAGTCGGATTTGCATCAGTTGGTAAATCATGTCATCTCTTTCGTCTTGTTACATTATCTATATAGAGTGATTCGTTGGCAATGTCAAGCATAATTTTTCAAATAGTGCTCTTCACTCACCCGCCATAGGACAAGATCAGATGCGTTTTCACACATTGCTACCCAAATCTTGTAAGGCTCGCCAGAGTTAGCAAGACGATTTGCACCACGCTCTTTATAGGCAGAGACAGGGCTGATGTCAGTGAAACCCTGTGTCTCACGGTTGAAAAACTTGCGGGGTTTTGAATTATCACCTAGAGCAATAAACCAGTTCATGCTTCTACTCCTTCGATTTCGTCAGCAACTTTATTGAACCATTCGGTGTATGTCTCGCCGTCAAGCAGAACTTGCCAGTGTTCGAACATATCAGCATCGACAAAGTTCCAGTTGATAGAATTGTCTGCTTTCCAATTTTCGGTCAGAGCAACCGCATACAGCATGGATTCACGAAACTTATAAAACATGGTGTCTCACTTCTCTTTGTTACTCTTATAACTTATAGTGATTCGTTGGAGTTGTCAAGCACTAATTTAGGCACCAGTCCATTGAACGTTATATTCTTCAAAGACGTTTCCACGAGCAAAGTTACGAGCAGGAGTTGCCCAGCCAGCAGCCTTCAGAATGTCACCTGCTTTGAACTTCTTATCGTCTTGAAGCATCACGAAGCCCCAGACAGAGCCGCCGTTACGCTGGGTGATTTTGGCATACTTTCGACCCACATCGTAACCGATTTCAGCGTTGAACTCGTCAATCATGCACTTGTTAACTTCACTAAGCTCTTTAGTGCCGTTACGAGAAGTATAACGATAGTAGTCAGCTTTGACGGAGTTGATTAGTTCGTAGATTGCTGTGGTCATTTCGTAGTTCATGATCATCTCTCTCTTGTTACTCTTATAATATAGAGTGATTCGTTATGAATGTCAAGCACTTATTGAAACAAAACCCGAACAACTTCACCCTGAGGATTCCAAAGCGTGTGAACAACCCGCTGAGACCGAGAATGGTTTACCCGACAATTCCACCAAGCTTCAGCTTCTTCTTGAGTGTCAACATGAACAGCGCTCCATTCACATTCATCGCCACCAAGACCAACATTTACTTGACTAAATTGACCCCTAACTACCCAAGACATGATCACCTCTCTCTTGTTACATCTTATGTATAAAGTGATTCGTTATGAATGTCAAGCACTTTAATCAAAAAAGTTGCCTTCGACCCACTCATAACCGGTGTCACCCCGTTCAAACCAAATACCTTGCTTATATGCTTCGTTACCCCACAACAATTTTTCGTTTGCTTGCTCCATAACATCTAAACCTTTGACCGCTTGTGCAGTAAAGACTTTGTTATATGCGGTAAAAGTAAAAGTGGTCATGATGTATCTCTCTCTTGTTACATCTTATGTATAGAGTGATTCGTTATGAATGTCAAGCACTATTTACTGAAAACATGTTTTTTATAAATAAAAGTGTAGTTCACGATGCGACAACATCTAACTACTCTAGACAACCCAAAGGAGGCTTTAATGTCCAGCGATACTATTTATCTATATCTAAAGACGCACAATAAGACCGGATTGAAATATCTCGGCAAAACTGTGCAAGACCCATACACTTATAAAGGCTCTGGTAATATTTGGAAAAAACACATCAATAAGCACGGATACGATGTAACCACAGAAATATTACTAGAAACCAAAGATAATGACGAACTACGCGAAGTTGGTTTAAAATATAGTGAATTGTGGAATATAGTGGAGTCAAAATCATTCGCCAATCTAAAGCCGGAAGAGGGTGACGGCGGTGCTCATCCTTGGAGTAAAGAATCTAGAGAAAAACTATCAAACTCTATAAAAGGTAGAAAAATAACAAACACCGATAATATGAAAGCGACATGGAGAGACTGCGATGTAAGAAACAGTAGAGTGGATAGCATTAAAAGAAATTTTGAAAACAAGAGCTTCAAAGAAAAGCACGTTGAGCAACTGCGCCAGAACTCAGACTATGAAAAAAGTTCGAAAACTATGTCAAAACTGAAATGGTTTAACAATGGAATACGGAATTGTAGAAAACAGGAACACCCGGGCGATGGTTGGATAGAGGGTAGAATTAAAGGATATAAG